ATCAGCAGTTACACCAGTGTATCCGTTACCATCAAACTTTTCACCATTCCAGTTTTCTCTGGTTACTCTTGTTTCTGTGGTGATACCAGTTGCACTGCTGCGAATTACATAAGAATATGTTCCTCCATCATCCTCAAAGTAAACACCATCAGTCTCACTAAACAATCCGAATCTTCTGCGAACTCCAGGAGTAGGTGCTTCTAGACGAATTGCAAATGCAAGTGTTGCTGGTCTACCAGGAATGTATCTCATTACTGTTTTGGTCTGTCTGACAACCTTACTACCAGCAGTAGAACCAACTTCCATAACCACATTACTGGAAGCAGGATTATGAGTAGCAGTTCCAACACCAACTACACTTTCATCCCAAACATCAGTCTCCTTACCATACTGGAAAGTATTGAAGAAAACTGTTTGGAAAGGAGCAACCTTTAATCTGTTATTGTCAGAAAACTGAGGTCTCCAGTCTGTCTGGTTTCCCCAGTGATCTGCAATGTTGTAAACCTCAAAAAGACTTCTCTCTTGATTCAAGAAGTCTTGTGTAGTCTTATTCCACTGAGCCATAATTTCAAATCCAGTCTAATTTTCCAGGATGATATCTTTTAGACGATGTGATATTCACATTACCAGTTTGTACTGGATAAATGTTTTGTACAATCGCTCCAGGATATTCACCTTGAAGTTGCTCAGCTAAACCTTTATTTGATGGTAAAGATTCTGCTGTAAACTCTAATCTATGTAGTGAACCATTCCACATGATATCGGCAACATAACTCTCACCAACCCTTTGAGGTTGTGGCTCAGAGTTCATGTATAGATTTCCATTAAAGTCGCCAGAGATATTGACGCTTTCGGATAGAAATTGTTGAAAGGATTTCATCAGCAGTTCCAGGCTCTAAGGGACTTATTGATTCTGCTATCGGGATCGTTAGCAGTTTTGGCAGAGGTAAGTTTGCTCTTCATACCTTTCATTCTTGCACAGAATGATGCTCTTCTCTTATTACCAACCTTCTTGGAAGGTGCTTTAAGATCAGATCCAGGATTTTCTCTTTCGTAGGACTTACGTCCCTTTTCATTTAGGCCACCTTCTGGATTCTTACCAGACTTTTTAGTCCAGGCAGCACCCTCAACCATCTCACCTTCAGTTTCATAACCAGCCAATTGTGTGGTTGCTTTTTTCTTTGCTTGAGTGCGCCGGCCGCCAGTTCTGATAGCATCAAGTAGTTTACGTGTTGCGTCTACTTCTGTTGAACCTGCTGTACCTCTATTAATATCGTCTTTATTTCCTTGATTATATCCAAGGGGAGAGGCCTCTGCCATAAATTTTCCAAAAGATTTGGCACCCTCAACCTGAACTAGGGGTTCATTCTCAACACGATCTCTTTCAAAATAGTTAACAAGAATTGCATCGGGATATACTTTTCTGAGTTGAATTAGAACGTCCTCTCTTGAGGGCCTTTTTGCAGTTGGGAAGAAGAATTGTAAAGACTTATATTGTCCTCTGAATGTAAAAAATACAGTATAGGTTTTTCCTTGTCTTTGAATTCTTTCATACTTCTCAGTCACATGCTCTTCATTAGCTGGAGCAACAGTTGCAATATCAAACTTCTTTTGATTTGGAGTTAATCTAACAGGCATAGAATACATGTCCCAGGTTCTAGGACCATAAGAACACTCATCTCTAGTCTCATTTTTTCCACACTTGGGACAATATCTCATCATCTTTGGTTCTTCACAACCACAGTTTTCTTTAACAGGAACACAATTAGGAACCATTCTATTGCCCTTTTTCTTCATTCCTTTTTCTGTATATCCATCCCAACATTTTTCTTGCATCTCAAGTTCCTCTCCCCAATTAGCAGCACCAACTTTACGACACTTAACTAAAGCACCAGATGCATATGCGGAAGGCCAGACATCATAACGTGATTTGACTTTGTGATAACAAGCGTCTTTTTTACCACTACCCTTCCCTTTCTTATCCTTTGCTTCTCCAATATCTTTTGGTTTTACAGTTGGCATTGGAGCTGGATTTTTGCGTGACCTTACAGTTGGCATTGGAACTGTCTTTTTATATGGTTTGACAGTTGGCATACCACTTTCATCCATATATCCAGATGCTGCATCTACATTATGATCAGCATGAGTAATTTTTGCTTGAACCCATGCTGGAATATTTTTTTCCTTCGATCCCAAATCTTTTTTGAGTTTCTTAGCATTTTTTATAGTCTTATCAAGTTGCTTATGCGCCATAGAAACTTCATGATCTTTTTCCTCTTTTTTGATTGCCTTTGCAATCTCATGAGCTTTGGTTATAGTGCTCTTTTTAAGAGGTGGTTTATCACCAGTAGACTTCATCGCCTGTGCCATACCAACAGCATAAGCATTTCTAACCTCAGAAAAAGTCAATAGTTTTTCTTCTTTCATCTTCTTTTGGGGATCTGTAGAAACATATGTTGGTTTAGCAGCACCAGACTTTTGTTGTTGGCCAGGATCTGCTGCTTTCTTTCTTCTTTGTGCAGATTTTCTTTCTGCAGGTGTCATTGATGCTCTCTTAGCAGAAGAAACACACTTGGGAGTTCCCTCACCAGGTTCATCACTTGCACATGTTCCACCAGTGACTACGTTCACCCAACCTTTTTTACCATCTTTTGATTTGGATTTACCAAACCAATCACGTAGTCCTTCTTCGTTCATTGTTGTTGCTTTAGGAACTTTGCTAATTCGGCAGTTGATCCAACAAAAAGTGCATTATTAGTGACAGACTTGGGACCACCGTCATCTTCTTTATTTAGTTCCTTCATCTTTTTCTGCAAATCAATAAGTTTATCAGTAGTGTCGGCAACACTCTTCATTATTTGCCCAGCAACTTCATATGCTCTGGGAGAATCAGACTCTTGAGCCAATTCCATGATTCCATCAAGACTCTCTTGACCCTTTTCTATTAATGAATATAAATTTCCCCTTGTATATTCATAATCTTTTTTAATCTGATCCACCAAATGATCATTGTTTGTTTTTACAACTTCTGATTTTGTTGGTGTTATATCAACAATATCTGTTTCTGTGTTGAGTGATTCACTAATTTTGTCAAATGATTTTTTCATGGTAGTTCACATTAGATGTCTTTGTCCTGAGATGGGCTGTACTTTTTGCTGTCATTAAAGAATTCCAAAGTTTCACTAAACCCAAAATCATCCCCAGGTTCAGCGTCTATTGGATCTGGTACTGCGGTATATCTAACTTCTCTCTTGGCATTTTGTACATCAACACTATTATAGTAATCAACCTGTACCTTACGAATGAGACCATCGGAAGATTCTGCGATTGGTCCAAATAGATATGTGTTTGCTGTGAAACTTAAGGTATAAATTATAGCTCTTCTTGACTCAAAATTTCCCTCATATTCATCCTGCATTGTGATATTGTTGAGTGCAATTGGAATATCTCTTTTTTCACCAATAGAACTGATAAGATCTACAGTAACTTTGAATGTTGGTTGGAAATATGGTAAAATTTGCTCCACTATTTGTAGAGCATCTTCATTTAATTTGGCATAAATTGATAGTTGAAAATCTACATTATATGGAACTGGAAGAAAAACTTTCTTTAGATTCTCACCATCAACGGCTTTAAATGTTTTTGTGATATTTGATTTTCTTGATGGATCATAATTAATACCTGTCATCTCAAATGACATTCTTGGTAAAGTTATTGCGATTGGTTTATCTAGTTTTGCTTGCTGCTCCAATCGTGCAAGAAATTTTTGCTGGGGTGCATATGCGAGAGGAACTTTTATATCACTTACAGTAGAAGCATCATCACTTGTATGTCTGATGTGAATATCATTAAAAATTGTACCAAAAGCAATGATGGTTTTTCTAAGTATTTCGTGATAGTAATAAGTTCCTAACATCAGTATGTACCAAATGGATTAGATTCTGTAAAGTCTAGTATATCGTCAGCCAATTCTTCAAGTTCTTCATTTTGAGAGAATTCAATCTTATTTCCAGGATCGGAATCAAATGAAGATAATGTAAACTGTGCGTTTGATGTTTCGCCAGTAATAATTTCGCCAGACGTAAAGTTACCACTATTTATGTAGACTTCAAGAGTTTGAGCATCTTGATCATATTTCTTGACTCTAGCCTTTGCTCCAGACAGACTTCCTGTAACGATTTCATTTCTTACATATGTTCCAATTCCAGAACTTGGTGCAGAAGAAATTGCAACAACAGGAGTTGATACATATCCAAATCCACCATCAGTTAGACGAATTTCAGAAATACTTCCACCAGCACCAACTACAGATTTTGCTGTTGCGGTAACTCCTGATCCTGGGCCACCAATAGTAACTATTGGTGCAGTTACATATCCAGCACCAGTAGTTGCAACGCTGATAAATTGTACGGATCCATTACCAAGGACTGCTGTTGCTGCTGCACCAGACCCACCACCACCAGTAAATGTTACTGTCGGTGTTACTGTATATCCAGCACCAGCATTTGTAATCAATATTTCACTAATAGCTTTATTACTTACGACTGCAATTGCCTTTGCATCTGTTCCACCAACTGGAGCTGTAGAGATTGCAACAGTTGGAGTGGATTCGTAACTGTATCCATCATTTGTAACTTCAATTTTTCTTACTGATCCAGTAAGTGCAATATTTGCTATCGCTGTAGCGTTAGTACCAGAATTTTCTAATAGTAGTTGAGTTACATATCCATAATCTTCCATTAGACCATCAATCTCATCAACATTAGTTTCAATGATTTCATCTTCAAGTTCTAGAAGTTCGCATGATAATTGATAGATATAGTTTTTACCTAGTTGGAAAAAAGGTTTTTCGTGCTCTACACTCTTGATTTCATATAATCTTTCCCCAAGAGGAAAATAAATTACATCACCTTCTCTTGGACGATTTGTTATTAAAATTTCTCCAGGTTCTGAAGCTTTAAGATCTTTTAGAAATGGTTCAATGAAAAGTTGAAATCTTTCTTCGGAAATTGTTAGAGAAATTTCACTCTTCAATTGAACACCAAACTTCGATAAAATTTCAGTGTTTGCACCATACCCCTCATAGTTATCAAGATAAGCTTCGATAATAAAATTGTCATCAAGTTTAGATAAAGTAACCTCTCTTGATATAATTTCAGAACCTAATATTTTTCTTGGGATATAATAAACATCAATCCCATATATTTTAAGTTGTTCATTTACAAGATCCTGCATTAAAAACTGCTCGTTAGCGGATCCTTGTAGAAAAAAGGGATTGAGTGCCATTATCCGATCATATCGAGAGGTGGTAATTCGTATGTTGATTGCATCTTAGATTCAATGTCTGCAAGTTCATTTACTGCATCATCATAATATTGCCTTCCATTTAGCTCTACACCACCAGGAAGTTTTGTTCCACTAAATTTAATCATATTCATACCCCACTGCTTTTTAATCATTGCAGTTAGATATTTTTTCAACCAACTATCATTATATATTTTGGGGAAATCTGATGGATTTAAGGCCCTTTCACAGTCGATAACAATATAATCTCCAGCAGTTTGTGCTGTCCAATCAATATCTAAATATAATCTTCCTTGTCTTTTTGAATATCTAATTTGCTTATCCGTAGTGAGAAGAAAATCAATATCTTCAAGATAAGTCTTTACCATTGAGTAGTGTAATAAATCAACGCTACTGAAAAAGTAAAGATCATTCAAAAATAATTGATACTTAATACTAAACATTCCACCAGAAATGGAATTTGTATCAAATTTAAAAATTTTATTAATACCTAAGACTTGATCAGGTACTTTTATATAATTATTGTTCTCTTCAAATTTAAATTCGGTTGTATTCCCGACAGATTCTGATACTGTAGTGGTAGTAATTCCACTCACACCGTTGGCACTTGGGCCTCTTCCACGATCAATATCATCTTGAGTAATTTGATATTTCAAATACATTCTTTCGGAACCATCATAATGACGCTCCTGAAAATATTGAATAGCATCGTCAACCAAATCATCAATTTGATCATCATCAACGTTAATTTCTAATACGGGTGCTCCAAGTCTTCTCAGACAATAGTCCACCAGTTCTTGTCTAGTGCTAGGAGTGGCCATTAATATGTTCCTCCATCAATCTCTAAGGTATATTCAGAACCCTCAGTCAAAGTATTTGTTGCAACCCAAATACTTCTATTGCTATCATATACTAAAACGGACCCATTAGAAAGTCCTTGTGCATCAACATCCTGTAAATTATTTAGTCTGCCAATAACATCAGATGCTAATACTTTCGTGCTGTTTGTTTGACCAACTCTTACAGTAAACTGGCTCATGTTGTTGTAACTCCTGCTCTTACTAGTGCGGTTCCTTCAACAACTCTGGTTGTTTCGGATGGATTTGTAATTAGTACATCATAAACATACCTTCCCTCTTTAAGACCAGAAGTTACCGATGAATCTAATGTAAGAGATATTGTTCCATCACTTGGAACTGTAATTGTCGATGCAAATGATGTGGACGTAGAACTAGTATAAGTTTTTTTCAGTTGGGCAGAAGCCGAATATCCAGTTAAATCTTGGGGGGAATTTGTTTGTGACCCCTCAACAGTGAATGACAGTGAAAAGTCTGCACCTTGATTAATTGTAATATTGTGGACATATACTGCCATTTTTCATAAATTAGAGATATATTCTTATTTATTATTATCAATAAGAGTCTTTAGTAGATCTTTGATTTCAGAGATTTCATCTTTAAGATCTTCTATTTCTCTTCTTTTTTGATCCCTAACCTTCTTAGACTTTATATAATTCTGGTATGCCATCTCATTTGTATTGATGATGGCACCAGTTTTCATGTCTCTCGAATAATCAGAATCTTGGTCAACTTTTTTCAAATTCATATTATGCAAGTGCTAAAGTTCTAAGGTCATTTAGTCTGGGAGTAAAGGCCTCATTTGTACCACTGAATACAATCTTAATTTGATATCCAGTAAATGGTGGTAAATTATCAACAGAGAATTGATATTCTCTAAGTTCGCTTCCACCAGTGGTTACAACTTGCTGATCTGGACGACCAGAGTTCCTTGCTGCATCAATAACCAGATCACCAAATCCATCGCCATCAGTATCCCTAAGATTATCATAACCTGGGAAGAGCACAAATGATTGATCAGTATTTGCGCTATCAACTGGGAATATTCTATAAAGAGCTCTGATATCAGATGTAGTATCAACAAATGCACTTGTCAGTAATTTCAATGAAGTGGCAGGATTCTTCATATCAATTCTATCCGAAACATAGATAGCTGCATGTGGATCATTATTAAGACTGTTAACTCTAGAATCGGTTACATAATCTGTAATGGGGGAATCAATTCTACTTCTATCAAAATCTATTGCACAGTTGTCAAGATAGATGAAAGGTGAATATCTACCATCTTCGGTATTTAAATCAACTTCAATTGCGAATGATTTGTTTCTTGGTAGATTATCAAGTTGTGAATCTTCATTTACTTTAGATGCAACCATCATTGGTTGTCCAAATAGAAGTGTTGAATTAGGTACTGCAATAGCAAATCCATTGTCAATGAATGATGGTTCAATACCACCAGCACTAGTTCCTGTTATTGTTCTAATACGAGTGTCAATAGATGTTGTTTTGGGAAGAACAATATCAAGTCTTGCATTTACTCTATCATATTGAATATTACCAGAAGCCCAGGCATTATCCCCACCAGCAACCAATTCAGATTCAAAACTGAGTTGATTTTCTCCAGTCTTTCTATTTCCACGATCAATTTCTAGATAATATGTGTCAATAGTTTTATTTGCCTGGAAAATAACATCATTGGGCATTTCATGAGTTTTATTAATTTGAGTTAGAGAAATACCATTGAACTCATATGGATAAATTTCATCACCAACTGCATGTGAAGATGCAGATGTTCCTTCAGCTCCTCTTGTACTAATACCAAGAGTTCCACTTCCAATAGTGTTATAGTAAACAACTTCATTGCCGATGAGAGCAAATCCAGCGGAAGTTGTGATTCCTTGGAAGGTTGCAAAAGGTGTTGTATCCGCTACAGAAACTGTAGCAGTAGTTGCATTAATAGCAGCTGACAATGTTGTTGGTGTTCTTGTTGGCTCTACCCCGTAAATTTCAACAGAGTTTCTAATGTCTTTCATACCATGATTGGGATGTAAGACTTCAATTACATTACCAGAATATAGATTATTTGTTAAGGTTGAGTTTAAGATAAAAGTATTTCCAAGAGAAACTGCAGTTTCAGAATCATCATAATAGACTAAAGATTCATCTACAGTAAACTGTTCGCCCCTCACACCAGTAAGATACAATCGATCATATCCACTAATGTTTGATACGGATATTTGAGATCTTCCACCTTTGGTAACATCACTGGTTGTAATACCCAGAGTATCACCAACAACATATCCGTTTCCAGGTGTCGTAATTGAGACCTCTGTAACAACGTTAGATGCCACTGTAACGACTCCTACAGCACCAGAACCACTTCCAGTAATGGAGAAGAAAGAAACGTCATTATAGGTCCCGTCAGAGTAGCCAATTCCAGCTATATTAACCTTAATATTTGATAGTGGGCCACCAACATTGCCAATATAACCAGTTACTGTACTACCAGAACCAACCTTTCTACCAATATTAAGCAATTCCTGCATAGATGTTTGTGTTACCGTAGTGATACCAACATCCAACTGTCTTGGTAAAGATTTGATTGGATTTTGTGGTAATTCAGGAAGAATGTCAGAATCATGATCAATATCTGGGTTGTAGAATGTCGCAGTTCCCTCCTTAGATATAAATTCACACCTATTGACCCTGAATTTAAGATCTTCAAATTGTGTTGGCGTCCAGGTAGATCCGTTTTGGGATTTGAATAGTGAACCAGCACCATACTGCTTCGTATATTGAAGTTGATCAGGGCCGGATAATTCCTTAGTGTTTACAGTTTTCTCTCCGAGTTTTGCAATCCATGCATTATATCTGTCACTTGTAGGTGCAAGTAGAACTAATGCATATTCAGTTTCTGGTAAAACTGGAATTGGTGCTGAGAATGTTACTCTAGTTGCCACAGATGCATCATCTGAGGTTTTTACCTGAGATGGGTCTAGAACAACTTGAGCTTCTAGAGATACTAGTTGTCCTGTGGGTAAACCAAGATCAATGGTTCTCAACTCAACTGTTAATGGTGCTTTGTTATCCTTTGTTGCCATAAAAATGTCAACAGATGTAATAAATGCACCTTTTTTATCTGTCAAGAATGATTGTGCTAGTGGGTCTCTCCTTGGGGCCTCAACTACATTTCTGACATTAGTTACGTTAGTTACGTTAGTTACATTAGTAACCCTAGTAATTTGAGGCCTAATGGTCCTAGTTCTGTCAATAACTGTGGTTCTTCTAATAATCTTCGGTGGTGGTAGTTTCTGGAATCTAAATGTATTTGTTTGGGTAATTGTGTTTACAACATTTCTTGTTGTTGTAATCGTTCTTATTTGAGTAGTTGTAAGAGTGGTTCTCTGGATAGTACCAGTTGCAGAGTATACAGCCTCTGCTTCACTGTGTTTTTTACTTCCAGGAAGTGGAAGAGTGTCGTTACTGACATTTGTTAATTTAAATGTTTTTGTTCCAGTTCTAAATTTAATTTTTTGTTCTTTTGTTGGGGTTCTAAAGAAGAATGACCCATACAAACTACCAAGACCATCAGAAACTAATCTATTTGTTTTAACAGTTGCCTGAGCCCCACTAGTTCTACCAATAAGTTTCATTCCTGGAGTGATGAAACCGAAGAAAGAACCCTGAGCAGCTAAACTGAGAGCATTTACGTCAACATTCAAAAATGTTGACGATGTATTATATGTTTTCGCATTCTCTAATGATTGATTTTTATTATATGGATTAAAGTCTAGGGTTAAATCGGGATTCTTAAAGTCTCCAGTTTTATGGTTTGGAGCACAAAGTCTAAAAACAATTCTTCTTACAGTTTTACCATTTTTGTTTCTTGTAAAACCTTCAACTGTTTCACCAACTCTAAATGAACCAACAACATTTCCAATCTCTAAAAATTTTGGAAAAACGTCAAGTTTCCTAGAACCATCGAAGAAAGAATAGTATCTTGTAAATGGTTTCAATCCATCAGCAAAGAAAGAAACATTTCTACGTCTGATGAACGGATCGCTAGTTGATTTTGTATCAATATCAGTTGATACATCCGTAATTGCAGATGTTCTTGATGATGTTACTTTTGTATCTCTTGATGTCTTTGTAGACATCGTAGTTCTTCCACTTCTTGGCTTACCAACGACATTAACAGTTCTAAACTGTCTACTTCTATTGGTAAGTGTCTTAAATTTATTTTTAGTTACTTTTTTGGTTTCAGATTTATTTGTTACCCAAGTATCAGTGGATGGTTCTAGTCTTATGGTTCCAGTATATTCAATGATATTGAATGGGTTTACATTTTCAATTCTAGTAGCAAATGCTTGCTCTATATATTTTTCTTCATTATATCTTAAACTAACAACATTGCCAGTCTTTTGTAAGAAATTATCCAACAATTCATAATTTGTGGTATAATCAAAAGTTTTTGCTAGATTGGAAGCTGCTGGAGCTATTTGTGGTGATAAAGTAATTCTACTTGTGGGTACAGAAAGTTGTTTAATGCCAGCATCTACAACACATGTTGTATATTCTTGGTCAAATAGATCACCATTCTTAAAATCATCAGCAAAGAATCCACTCTTAAACCTACTTAATCCATCAGCATCTTGAATCTGTAAAGACTTAGTATCATTTTCTAGAATTGAAAGTGAAGTAACCTCTTCAAGATTGCTCACCCTGGATTCAATTTCTCCAATATCTCTCATTGTATATCTCTTATTATCCATAAGAGTAATTTGTGCATCATCAATATCATAGAGATATGGTGGCAATTGAATAGTTGCCAGAGTCATTGAATCCTCAACAATTGTTGGAGTTTTTGGATCATCTGAGGATTGCCCTTTTACAACTCTAAAGAAACCATCAGCAGTTAGAATCACTCTATCCATTCTTGGTAGATAGTATTCATAACCAACTATTGTACTCTCTCCAGCTTTAGGAATTAGATTTGTAGTTGATCCTGTAGTAGAGAAATCTCTTGAATCGTAGTCAAATGGTGAGGATGTTGTTCCAGTAAATGGAGATACTCTTGGCCTAAAGTCGATGGTATCTGACGCTCTAATAATAGAGAATCCATTCACAGAGTTTGGAGTAAAGATTGTTGGAATATCTGACTTATATCTTTCTGCATCATATGATAGAACAGTAAATGCATCACCTTCATCTGTAGATAGAATAGTGTAATGATCAAATATTACCAAGAGTTGTTTTGCTGGAATTTTAATTCCAGCATTTCTTACAAGTCTTGAATAATCATAAATGTCTTGTCTTTGACCATCATCTAAAATAAAATCATCTGTTCTATCAATATAATTACCATTCACTACAGATTGAATAGTTCCAATGATTCCAGATTCCTGGAATGTAACCTCTTCACCAACTGCAAAACGCTGATCATTTAAATAAACAATTTCAACAGCTGTTGGCGAAGATCTAGTTACAATCTTAGCTACAGATTGATTATTTGGTCCTTTTATTAATTCCCCTAAAATTGAATTTGTATCCAATCCAAGACCAGTTTCAAAAACTAATCTATCTAAAACTGGGGCATCACTTGTATTCGATTCATAAATTGCAACGACATTGGCAACATCTGGATAGTTTAGAGAAATCTCTTCATCTTCAACTCTCAATCCATAAAATGAATTGAAATCTAGGCCATTAGCGAGATTTGTTGACACTCCCGCTGATCTGTTTTTTGATTTATTTACTGTTACTTTAGTACTTCTTGTATATTGTTTAATTTTTGACTTTAGTCCCCTCTTTTTAGCAGTAGCAATAAGAGTAACATTCGTTTCACTTGCAGTTAGTCCATTAAATACAACTTCTGTACCATCACTGTTGATAGTGAATTGATCTGAAGTTAGATCTTCGATAGATCCATCTGAATAGTGTATTGAATATCTTTCAGCATCAAAATTCTCAAATAGGGCACTGGATACTCCAACTGAACTTATATTTACAGTTAATGCCCCAAAAGAATCTGTTGATAATCCATCAATTTGCTGATAAATTGGAAGATTTGCTGAAGATAAGTCAATAGTACTGATGTTGTCTCTATCGAGTTCAATAAAAAGCGACCCTCCATTATCTCCAAAGGAGAAATCTGTTTCTCCAATTCTAAAATCAACTGTTGTTGTTGATGATGGAAGTAATCCAGTGGCAACGCCTGCAATATCAGAAATAGCAACAACGGTCATTGAATTTCCATCTGAGGAAACATTCGTTACCCTATTATAAACCTCATCATCATATGCATCTGCAGTATTTTGATATCTTATAATTGAATTTGTTGCAATTCCTGTAAATTTATTTCCAGGAGATGTTACTGTTCCTCCACTCGTGATGGTAATTTTGTCAGTGGCTCTAAATCCATCAGCAACTCTAGATTTTAGGACAACATCAGCAACAAAATCTGATTGTAGTCCAAGGGTTGATGCATCTTGATATACTGACTTTACATCATTAAGAGTATGGATGATAATATCCTTAATTGATCTTGGATATTCTGTTATACCATCAATTGATATTTGCTCTCCTTCCATAAAGGAGCCGGAGGTTTGATGTAGTTTTACAGTGTCACCACTTACCCAATTCTCACTTGCATATCCAGTGGCGCCACTACTTAATCCTTTAAAGTAGGTTCCTTTTGAGTACTGATATTCTTCATTTAGGGTTAGTTGTGTATATGTTTGAATATCAAATAATCTTAGATCCCATTCTGTGGTATCATCTGAATATGATGCATCACTTACACCAAAAGAATATATTCTAGCTTCTCCTATCTTTTCTCCAGTTCCAGCAGTATTGCTAGTTGTTCTCTGATTATAAAGTTCAATAACATATGTCGAATCTCTGTTTAAACCAATAACAGGACTACCAAAAACGTTATTTACTTTTAAAATATTTCCAAGATCAAGTGGAACCAAAGAATTTTCTACTGGTTTAGTATCTCTTGGTTTTTCTACATCAATAATTCTAGATCCAACTACCTCAATATCATATCCATTTACATAGGCCTTTCCAGGACCAACGGTTAAACAAAATAAATCATCTGATGGAATATTATCTTGTCTTGTTGTTTGTGTGTCTTCATATATACCACCATTTCCAATCTCATCATTTAGACACTCATCTAATGTTAAATCAAAAGGAACTACGGAATAATCTCCAGATTCATCATATGTTCTTTTTGCAAAATAATCTTTGATAATATTGTATTGGGTTTTTTGTTCAGATTTTTCTGTAATTCCCTCATTTAGTCTTAAAAGTTCCACAAAAGAACGATCATCAATATCATCAATATCTTTTTTGATTAGTTTTAACTCAAACTGAAATCTATCTGCACCTGGAGCTGAATAGTTATTAAATCCCCTAGCATTATCAAATAAAGTTTCATCTTCATTTGCGTTTACAGTTCTTTCAATAATACTCAAACCAATTCTATAAGATGGTTCATTTGTATATTGATCAAGAATTATTGTTTGTGAGTAAACATTGACAAAATAACCACGAACAAAATACACACCTTCAGCAATTGATATTGCTGAACCAATAGCTGTTGCATTATCGGAAACTACCTGTGCAAAAGAAGATCCTTCAGTAATAGTTGTATTTCCATATACTACATTTTCTTCAGCAAGAAGAAGTTCACTTTCAATAAAACTTACGTCTTCTCCATCATCATTTGAGTTTATGTACTTTACATATAAAGTAAGTTCTCCATCATCAGAATCTTCAGCTGATAATACATTTACAACTCTTGCAGTTACCTGAGTTGTTTGTCCTCTAATTACAGTACCAATAAAATTATCGGCATATGTAGATACAGGAATCCCCAAAAACTCTGAGTTAATCTTTACAGAAAAATATTCATTATCGTAAGAAAGTCCCCCAGGTATTACTACAGAACCATCTTTAAAAAAGTGATCGCCAAAATTTTCAATCTGATTCTGAAGAATGGATTGTAGGTTGTTTAATTCCCTAGCTTGAACTGGAAATCCAGGTTTAAACAATACCTTATAAAAATTATCAATGGGATCATAGTCATCAAAATAAGGTGAAACATTTAAATTTGTTTTTTGTGCCATTGCTTCAGAATTCCAGTACTACTTTGATGTCTTCTTTTTGACGAGAATTTCGCGATATAGTGGGCCTATTATCAATATAGACAATTTCTCCCGACCTCTTATTTATCTGGGACTTCGCAAGTCCGTCTGTAAAGTTGACACCGAGATTAATTGTATTATTGCCAATAATAGTCGTAATTCCACTGAACGTAGTATCAACAGAAGCTGAAAATCCACCATCAGTAGTAATTGACTCAGCACTAGTCTCAAAATCTACATATTTTGATTCTGACGTGACACCAATGTAATCACGTTGAGTTCCAGTCGTCTTATTGAAATAAAGTGATCTATCTTGAATGTATTTGACAACATTAGTTTCTTCATCAAAAGATGCAACATATCCAACTGCTGTAGTCACCCCAACAATTTGTTTAATAATATCACCAACAACTAGATTGCCATTTGGATTTATAACTTTAATTGATCCAGTTGATGTATAATCATTTGAAGAAAATACAGCAGTCGATCCAAATGATGTTGGATTTTTTATAATCCCTACTTGGGCAAATTGAGTATCAGTTGGGAAGTTTCTAGTTGAATCATCAAAACGTGAATAAACTAGAACTTTTTCTGCTCCAAGTTCTTTATATAAATCATATCCATGTCCTTTTGATGGTGGAATAATTGGAATTAATTCAGCAAATTCTGTCAGACTACCACTTTGTACTGGGCCCAAGTCAACAATTCCATAACTATATCCTTGACCACCAGCAGAAACCTGAGCATTTGTAATTCTTCCACTGCTATCTGTGGAAACAACTACCTTTCCTCCAGTCCCGTCACCCAAAATATCAAGTTCAACGTTTAATCCAAGACCATATCCAAAACCAGCCTTTTCAATAGAAACAGTCTTTATCTGATTATTATTAATCTCAGAATCACCATTATTACGAACAGCTTGAATCTGTGGATCTGTTGATGTATCCCAATTTGGGGGTAAAGTGATATATTCGGTGGAATCAAACTTAATAATATCTGTTGGATTTACGGTGAAGAGATATTTCCAAATATAACCATCACCACTTTCACCAGCTCTGTTTGGCTCTAGATCGGTAAATGTTGGTTCATCTTGAGATGAGTTGCCAGCTGGATTTGATGGGGTTGCACCATTTTCAATACAGATATAAACTCTAAATTCACTATTCATTACATAATATCTTGAATCATATAGTCTCGTAGATCCAGTTGTTGGTGATAGTCTATTTGCACTATAATCATGACGATATTGTTCATAAACATTTCCCTGATCCCAATCAATTCTTCTTATAACTCTACGAATGTTTGCTGGAGTAATTTTTCTCCCAAACAACATCGTATCATAGACATGATTATTGTAATTAAAATTGTCAGTGGGAACTGGTGGTCCAGACGTGTTTGTATTCCAGTCACTCGTTCTACCAAATCCAATGGATAGGGTTGGATTTGGTAGAGACGTAAAAATATAATATGAATTGTTAGAATTTTCTACAGAGTCAATAAAATTATTAACATTCAGTATCCTAAATTGGTCTGTTACAATAGCCGCCATTACTATTTGTGGTTCGTTTTTTTCTATTTATGTCAAAAATTACAATAGAACTTGTTTAGCAACATTACCAGTGTTTCTCAGACCAACACCTCTTCTAGTAATAGAAGGATATGTGGTTAGTCCTACATCAAATGTATTTCCATAAACTGTTAAAGAAATTGGACTATTACTTCTACTAAACTCACTCAATTTACCCCAAGAGAATTGGCCAACATCAAAACCAGTTGTTGTAGCAATTCCAACGGTATCTGTGTCAGACTTAATATTGCAAGTCATGATTCCAGTATTACCAGTAACTGAATATTCATGGACAATATAGATATTGTCAACGTGTGTTGATCCAATACCAATCACTTCAGAATCCGAAGAATCAACAGAAGTCACTCCAGTTCCAGTTACAGTATTTTTAACAACAATTGGATAACCAGGCAATAGTGTTCTGAATAGTGAAACTGGCCCAGAATCGCTCAAATCAACTTGGAATTGGAGTGCTAATGGATGACCACCAGAACCATTTGCTGTACTGATTCCAGTTATAATACCAGAATAACCGAGAACAATTTCTGCACCAGTGATTGTATCTGTTATTGGTGATGGAACTTCAACTATAACCTGTGGTGGATTTGTTACTGTATATCCAAATCCAGGATTTACAATTGTTACAGAATCTAGAACACCATTAACGGCCGTTGCTGTAGCAGTGGCAGTTGTACCAACACCAATAATTCCATACTTTTCATTATCAACTTTTTGGGGACTTGAAATCTTAATAGAAACACTTCCATCATAATAACCAGATCCACCATCATTAATTACCAATGAAGAAATTGTTCCAGAAGAAGATACTACAGCGGAAACGGCAGCAGAAACTGGATCATTATAATCAACAATTAATCCATCACAAACAATTTCACCAAAATTAGATCCATCGGCATCTTCCTCATATTGGAAGAACTTTGCATCATCTAGGAAAATTTCAGTATCTGATGCTCCAAAATTACCAATAATTTTTCCTACTGGCATGATTTGAGATTCTAAAGAGTCTCTTGACTTAAATTGAATCTCTTCAGAGATGATAATGTCTCTCTTCTGTCTTGTGAAACTGATTGGGCGGAATTGAATATCGTTAATACCACGATTACGATAGACATTTGTTTCAATATCCGTGGAATCAATAATTGAGAAGATGGTTCTCTCATCCTGAGTTTGAATATTTCCAGAGTTGGATTTCAACATCTGAACTTTATCACCAGGTTTGACTGTTTCATAAACAGTAACCAATTGACTATCAACACCTCTTGTACCTCTATAGAAGTAAATTGAGATCTCATCCTCTGGTCTTGGTGCAGATGTAAAGTTAAAGTTGAAACTTGTACCACCCTCAAAGAAATAATCTCTTCTAGGCACCTGAACAACACCATTAACAAAGATCAATAGGACAGCATCCAAATCGATTTCTACAGATTGCTGATCTGTAATATCTCTCTGGAAACTTAGACCATTTCCATTTAGATTGAGTGGGAATCTTGTTCTGAATCCATCTTGTAAACTCCTAATAGAGTCAATATAATCAATTTGGCCAAAGTTCCATGCTGAGAATGTATCATTAAGAACATTAAGAACTTCTAATGTGAATTCGCTATAGTTTGTTCCAACACCAGCAGCGGTTACTAATCCAACAGGTCTAAATACATCACCTCTTAGGAATGCAAATCCAGGATTACTGATAGTGAAGTTAGTAATCGCAAAACTAGTTGTTCCGATTCCAGTTGTTGCTCCTGGACCAACGTTTACAGATACTGTTAAACCTTTTCCAGAATCAGTTGTTGAACCAAGTCCAATTCTACTTATACCTTCAATAGGTAAATTTGCATATGATGGATCAGAAACATTAATAGTTGGATTTGTATAACCAGATCCTTCACCAACAATATTGAATGAGAGAGATCCGCCTTCATTAATATTTGCTGTTATCGTTGCGGCTGCACCTGTGTGTCCATCTTCTTCAATAGAAACTTGTGCAGATCCAAAATATCCAGAACCAAATGTTAACCCTTGATTAAACTTGGCAACTTCGCCACTTGCTACTCCAAATCTTCTGCTTGGAACGTAAGTATGTGCAAATCCGACTTTAAATACATCAACTTCAAATTCAGTTGGTGATTTAATAGTTTTTACATTATATGGATTGGCCGCCTTAACACCAAATACAATACCATGATCATCATAGATATGATCAATTGTAGAAATACCCACATTGGTAATGATTTGATTTGATGCTGGAATATCAAATATCTTAAAGGTATTACCCTGAGTTCCATCTGGGAAGATTGAAGTTGTAATACCGATTCTGATCTTACCAGTTCCAGAAACATATGTATGATCAATTGTTGAAATACCAACATTGGTAACAATTGTTGTTCCAGCACTTCCAGCATTGACATTGAAGTAGAAACCTTGAGTACCATCTGGGAAAATAGTTGTGGTAACACCTGCATGGGGAGCTGCACATGAGAATTCAATGTCACGAAGCATTACCAAATCACCATCAGTCAATCCATGATCTTCATTCACTAGAATTGTACTTACACCAGTTGAAGCAGTGTAGTCAAAGTCATAGATGGCAATCTCATTGCCATAAGCTAGACACGTAAAGGCAATTCCAGAAAGATTGATTTGATCACCAATTGCTAGGCCGCTATGATTCTTCTTAGTTGTAATTGTGGAGAAACCAGTGGTCTTATCATATTCAAAATTACCAATCGCAAAAGGAATGCCTCTAGGATCTGGGAATCTAGTAGTTGTAAATCCAGTTTCAACAACTCCACCAGAAACATAGGTATGTGCAAACCCAACAGGAAGGACATTAGTGACAAATGTAGTTGGGCCAACAACGGATTGTACGAGATAACTATCAGCGTACTTAACATTTATCATAAATCCACGTCTATTTGCACTAACAAATGTGTGTGCAATAGTAGAGACTCCAACATTAACTTCAAATGTTGTTGGGTCAGTTACACCTGTAACTTCAAATTCATCAACAACTGTATCTGGGAATATAGTTGTTGTGACACCTGCATGGGGAGCTGCACATGAGAATTCAAGACCAGTTAGTCTTACGATATCACCAGTAGAGACATTGTGGTTTCTTCTTGTTGTTAAGGATAGTGCTCCAGTTGACTCAGTGTAAGTGGCATCCGATATTGCTCTTTCGACACCAAGATCACTTGGGAATTTAGTTGTTGTGATTCCAACTTCAACCAAACCACCACTTTGGTATGTGTGTGCAATGGTAGAAATACCAACATTAACAACAAATTCAGTATCACTAACTACAGAAGTTACTTCATTGAATATTCTTCCGTTAGTTCCATCTGGGAAGATCGTTGTGGTAACACCAGCGTGAGCTGCAGCACAAGAGAATTCAATATCTGATAACCTTATAGTCATTCCAACATTGAGATCATGTGTGGAACTTGTAGTTACATTCAATGTTCCAGTTGTTTCATCATAAGTTGCATCAATAATTGAATATGTGGTATCAAAATCTCCTTTTGAACATTCAAACTCAATATCTCTGAATTTGACTCTCATGTCCTTATTCAGATAGTGATCATCTGATGTGGTTACAGTCATGATTCCAGAAATATGATCATAATCAATGGCGCTGATGCTAACAAGACTGTCATACCCACTGGTACAGTCAAGATCAATGTCTCTCATAGAAACAAAATCATCACTGACTAATCCATGAGCCTCTAGAGTTGTTACTGTTGCAATACCACTAATACCATCATATACAAAATCAGTAATTGTACTATACGTACCAACAGTATCAACACCAACAATGTTTGTAATAGTTCCACCTGCACCGACCTCAGCAATAACTTTAGCTCCAACAAGGGGTGCAATTCCTGTTCCACCAGAAGACGCAATAGAGACGATTCTACCACCCACAGGGAGTTTATTTAAGATTGCATCAGATTCACTTATAAATGGATCACCACTGAGCAGTTTAACTCCGCTAAATTCAACATTAACTTTATCTGAAGTTGGATTTAATTCATAAACATTACTTGGATTATTATCAGTTGTTTGTCCTTGGTGAATTCCATTGATGAATAAAACACCACTACCACTTGAAGTATCCAATCCAACTGGATATTGGTTAGCAACTGTTAAGGAGAATGTTTTTGCAATTCCAGTAAAATCTGGTGAAACATCATCATAAATTTCATTTGTACTATAGTCCTGCTTCAGATAAACCCTTCCATTAAAATCGGATCTTGTATATTCAAGACCTCTTTCATCAAGAATAAAATCTCCACCAGCACCTTTAGGTGCATCAACAAAGTGAACTTTACTTTCAACAATATTATAAGCACCTCTATGAACAATAGCTATTGTGCCATCGGCATGATCTGTTTCTTCGGTTCCAACAAACCCTCTTTGAACGTTTACAAGAGGGAATGTTCCACCACCACCAATTGGACCTGAAGATGATGTACCAAAACCAACATTAAGGATGTTCATGAATTCATCATCAATCCTTAAAATATAATCTGGAACCAAGGTTGAAATTCCAGACAGTGGAATATATGATAATCCAATACCAACATCAATTTGAGTTTCATATTCAACAAGTGTTCTCGCAATTGGAGCCTGAACAACACCGTCAAGGACAAATAGTGACTTCTCAAGTTTTTTAGTTGTATCAATTAGATGGTTGTTTCCAGAACCAGTTGTGGTGGGTTCAATTCCAATTCCTCTTAGTGCAAAGTCTTTCTTGGTTGCCAATTTGATGTTGTTATTATCAACTCTAATAGCAAATAGATTTGATGGTAAAATATCAGTGGTAATACCAGAAGTAAACTGTTGTCTGCTAGTATTAGCAGTAGATACTACAGATAATGAAATTCCAATACCAAGTCTTTCTGAATAATAGGTACTACCAACACCAACAGGAACGTTATTGTCAACAGAAATTGAGTTTATACCAATTGATGTGATAGTTCCGAAACCAGTTTCGGATGATAACTCTACAATAGTGTCACCAATGGCCAATACTGAGGTATTTGCGACGGATGTAATTACATTTGTACCATCAGAATTACCAATAAAGAATCTAAATGTTGATCCAATACTTACGATAGTTGCACCAGCACCAATTCCTGGACCAAAGAATTCTTCTGATACTGACAATCCAATATTTGTACTTGCAGAAGAAACAATCTTACTATCAACAAAAATATCACCAATTACACTATCACCACCAGAAATAGTTGTTCCAATTCCAATAGATTCTGAGTTTACACCAATAATAGATGATCCTGGAGTATAGACAATCTCTTGCCCACTTTGTAGAAAATGACTTTCTATGAAAATATTTCCAGTTATGGGATCTAATATAGTTGGGTTTTGTGGATTGAATCTTCTTGCAAAAATTGGGAAACCTTCATACTCTAGATCAAATTCAAGTTTTGCATTTGGAGTATATCTTGACTGAACTACATTTTCAATTACGGATCCATATCCAAAATCAGGAATAGATAAAACATTTGTATCCTGATCAATATAAACAATCTCAGTAAACTCTTCAATTCTAATAGCATCGCCATTGAACTTACTATCGGGATTGAAGATTAGTTTCACAAAGTTTCCATCAAATTCAGAACTAAATGTTCCAAATCCAATGGCAGTATTGATACCAACTTGTGGATATTCAACAACAAATGATTCAATAGTGCCAAAATCTTGAGTCATCATTACTTGACTCATTGATTGAGTATTTCCAGAAGAAACTCTAACAATGGATTTTGCAACACGATCATTTAGTGATGAAATTCCAACCACTGTAATGCCATATCCAGCCACAGTCTCTTCAATTACATTGGATTCCAATCTAGCAGTTCTTTCTGAACCACCATCTTGAGTTTCTAATTTGAAGAACTCAGATCTTAATCCAACATTTGTTGTCTTGAATCCAACAACATTTGCTTTAAGAGTTACTTGGTTTGTAAGATTATTTGTGTAGTTTAATGCAAAAACATCAGAGGATTGGTCATATTCTGTTCCAAAAGTACCAATTGGGTTGAATGATAGAAGTCTATCTTCAGTATTAAACCCATATTCTGCAATATATGCATTAGATTCATCATGTACGACTGATACTTCAACATAATCTCTTTCCTGAGTAACAACATCAGTAATCTCAACATAAGCAAAGAATGAATTAAATGTTGATGATCCAACAGAAACAATATCTACACTACCACTTGATGGAACGGTTGATGTTACACCAGTAATAACTGAATCGCCAATAGTAATACTACCCCTAGCTTGTGGTCTAGAATCAAATAGTTGACGGAAAGCTTTTAAATCATAGGTTTTGAGTGGATTTGATGGTGTAAATCTTAAAGAAACAGTTCCTGATGCGTCATCAACTTCTGAAGTTATTTCACCAAGAGTTGCCTTTTCAAGTTCATCTGTTACTTGAATTTGAGGATTTGATTTAATTCTCGTTTTTTGAAGAATAAATGAATTTGGTGTAGAATCAGTAAGAACAACAACTTCATGAACTTCATATGAAGTAACATCTACCACATCCCTAACAATAACGATAAATCTAGATGCTCCAGTCCCACTTGGATATACAATAATATCTTTAAAGTTTCCAACAGTGTTTTCGAAATCAATAAATTCCGAAGAAATATCATCAACAACAAGAACCCTATTTGTTAAACATTCAATATAATTTGTCAATCTTCTATTGCCAAATTTAATTGAGTTTGTAATTGCAAATGGATCATAGACAACATCTGTATCAACAGCAAAATCAAAGTTATTGATTGTAGTAACATCAGCTTCAGAGAATACATCCAGTACAAGAGATTGTGCTCCCTCTTCAACAAAATTTGTAGATGCTACAGCAACTGACTCAATTTGAGTATCAGCAAAGTTTTTGGTTCCTGAAATATGGGCTAATCTGTTTACTGGATCAATAAAATCTTCAAATTCAATTGGACTCTTGATAGAGTATGCCATTCTCTGATAATAATCATTATCTGGAATAACTTGAGAGTCATTATTCAAGAATCCTCTATTATCTGTCCAACCATATCTGATAGATGAACCATAATCAACTTCATAAAGGCCATCATATCTAACAATTCTTTCTATGGTAGATTGTGTTCCAGAAACCTCACCAATAATTACATCACCAACAACAAGATCATAATCTCCGAATGTTTTAAGTCTAAAATCATCAGAAAGAACAACTTTCAAGTCAGTTTTGATTTTGTTGTTTCCTTTTACAACAATTAAAGTTTCATTATTAATAAATCTCGCACTCTTTGTTGTTACAGAGAAAGTTGGATAATTTTCTTTCTTGACAATGCTTCCAAAGTTTACCGATGTTACGGCAACTCCAGGATTTGTGCTGATACCAGATAAATCAATTGTAACTGTTGATGGAACGATGCCACCATTGAAACTCAAGACATTAAAGAATCTAAATTTATAATCTTTAGAGTTAAATCCAGAACCTTCGCCAGTATATTCTTGAATACCATCAACAAAAACTTCATCGCCAGGATTTAAAGGATTTGTACTGAACCCAAGAACTGGAGTTACAACGGTAAATGTTGCAATACCAGTACTTACACTATCGGCAGAAATAACGCTTAGGCCATTATCTCCAATCAGAGCATACACTGAATGAGCAACTCCAGCTAATCCAGTTCCAGGTGATATAATTTCAACATCTTTTATTGATCCAGATTCAATGTCACAAATTAGAGAAGCATTTTCAACCTGTTTGCCAGTTGATGAATTCACTAGAACCAAATTTGGAGCAGAAATATAATTTTTTCCACCAGACAATGGCATAACTTCATCTAATGTTTTGTTATCTGTCAACTCATAATATGTTGGAATATCTGCAATTGGTTTTAATGTTTTATCAACAGAGAAATCGTAACCAGACTTTTGTACCTCAGTTGAAACTAGAATACCAATTTTAGATGAAGATGCAATTAATTCTGCATCTCTACCAAAAGCAGATATTACTGTAGAAATTCCAGGAGATATTACGTAATCACTCCCATCTGAAATTATTCTTGTGTCAGAAATTCCACCAAATGCAGTCTTGGATCTTGTAGTATATGAAAGAACATCACACTCTGAAGATGTATATGAACTCTTCTCTGCAGATTTTTTGAGATTGACTAAAAATGATGTTGATGCTACGCCAACAACACTTGTTCTTCCACTGTAAGCACTATCCACAAATAAAATTCTGGAATAGTTCTTTGCAAAAGTGTCTGATTCGATTAAGGTATTTGTTGAAACTTTCTCAAGATTGTAATATAATTGATTTGGTAAAAGATCATTAAATTTAATAGTTAGAGTAGCTGTGGTTGTACCAATTCCAATAGTACCTTCTTTTTCAATTTCAAAAATACTAGATTGACCACTTCCAACAATTCTATTTCTAAAAGTTTGATCATAATAAACTTTAAAATCATATCCAGACAGTGAAGAATCTGATAGATCAAATATTAAATCATTATTTTTAATAACTGGAATTTCTGGATTTACTTTTGATATAGTATGATTGGTTCCACCAATTGATGTGAAGTTCAATAAGTTTAATTCATTTCCTGTGATATCACTAATAGTTTCTGCCAGGGAAAAACTGTCTGGATCGCCTGAATACACAAAATATTTGCCAGTCTCTATACCACCTGGAAGTTCATCTGCATTATAGAAAACTAAATCTCCAGTAATAAAACCATGGCCATCAACTAAAATTTTAGAACTAGACAGTCCAACTGATGAAGAGGTAAATCCAATTGGATTCACTACAAGATTTTGTGTGAATTCTTCAAAGAGAACTTTTATTGATGTTGAGGTTCCAATTCCTACAGATAGGTTTGGTTTTACTGAAATATTAACTCTATCACCAACAACCAATCCATGTGAAGATGCTGTGGAAACTCTAGATGACAATCTATCAATATTTGCTGTAATTTTATTGTTGATAGTTTCTATGTAATATTCGTAACTATCACTATCAGAATTGCTAAAGAATAACTGATCAGAGTCCAAAGTTGTCTTAAGACCAATTAAATTTTTGCTTTTGTTGACAACGTATAAAGTTTGACTATTTCCAGACTCTGGTAGATTAAATGTTGAACCAGCACTTACAGTCGCAACAGCCACTGGATTGCCAGAAGATGTCTTTACAAACTTGATTAGTTGGTTATTTCTTAGTTTGTGATCCTCAATGTATATTGATTGTGTTAATATGCTCCTATTTGTTGTTACACCAAGGATATCATAATCTCTTACGGTAGAGACGCCAACTTCTGTACCAAAACCAATAACCTCTGTTGGATTAAAATAATATACATCATCAACTTTAGAATCAAAATTATCTCCAGGGAAATCGATAATTATGTTATTTGCTTTTGATGTGATTGCAACTGCAACAGTATGAGCACTGCCGGCTATTCCTCTTACTGCCCTTACAATTCCCCTAAAATTATCAAAAATATTTTTAGATTTAAATACATTTAGAACGGTCAGTGTTTCATCACTGATCTGAATATCAGTATTTGGTCTAAGATACTCTGGTAGTGGAGTTATTGGAATATCAGTAACCATACCACCCACTGCTTCTGGAGGCATCTCAGATAACATTGTAAAATTATCAGCAGCAACACCAATAACTTTATCTCCACTTAGGCCAGAAATAAATGTTGATAGACCACTTATTTTAACAATATTTCCAGCTTCTAAATCATGATATGTTGAGATATATCCAACAATTTGATTTCCATTAAGACGCTCGAAAGTAAAATTTTCATAAGAAAGTATTTCTTCGGTAATACTTTCAACTTGATTTCCAGTTAACTCAAGAACCTCGGCAGAGGCTCCTCCTCCACCAGTTCCCTCATTGTCAAATATTATATTATCACCAACTTTATAATTTGTTCCAGGGTCAATAATTGATATTGTCTCAACACCACCATCTTTTTTGGATTTTACTAGAATTCTCTGTAGTTCGTCTTTGTATGGTTCTGTAAAGAAATCATATCCTGCATTCTCTTCAGTTACATTATATGGGAATGTATTTCTAATTAATCCATCTGCGTTAAATTCATAATCCTGATTAATTTCTACAGAAGATCCTATAATATTTTCTTCTAATAATGTTGATCTATAAGTGTTTCCGATAAAATATGGGAAACTTGATATAATATTGCCAGTCAGGGGATCATTTTCAATAGTGGCATAATAAGCATAAACTCCATTGGGATATTCAGGTGTTTTTGAAAATCTTCCATTATGTACATCTAAATCACCAGATCCTTTGAATACATAGTCATCAACAAAAGTTCCAGATGGGAATCCAGAAGGCCTATTTTCAATATTACTTACATCTAATTCGTATCCAGATTCTATTTGCTTGATTGTAGATCTTGAATCTTCTGGATCAGTATATGCATATGCACCATAAATTGGATTTCCATCATATGCATAACCAATTAGAGGTGAGTGTGCATTTACATTAATATCTTCAAAACTTGTTTTTAAGTTTTCATTATACCCAACTATACCATATTCTAGTTGATTTTCTCCACGATCAAAAACAGTCTCTCCATTATATTCAGAGAATCTTGTTCTATTATTTAATGATAGACTTCTAACTTTAACGTTAAATGTAGCTTCTGAACCCCTTGATTGACCAATTACAAAAGTGTCCGATGGGTCATAATTTGTTCCAGGGTTTAATACAATTACATCGATAACTTTACCAGTTTCGTCAATAACTGCTCTTGCCTTTGCTCCAAATCCAGATCCACTTGTAATTATTACGTCTGGTGGAGAGAAGTAATTTTGTCCAACTTGTGCAACTGTAATATCAATGATTTTTCCATCAATAATTAGTGGTATAAACTCAACCCCAGTTCCATTCAATATGGTGATTCCAGGTTTTTTCTCAAAGTTTAAAATATCTGAACCATAATCCGTACCCTTTTCATATACTAAAATATCTACCACTTCACCTTTTACAATTGGAGTTGCCGTTATGACACCAACCGTATTTGCAATTGAAACATTTATATTTACTTCAATTGGTTGATAATTAAAAATATGTAGCCCAGTTCCAATTCCAGATATTTTTTTAACTAATCCACGATCAAAATTAGTGGTATTTGTTCCACCAATTCCAGCGTCTGATAGTCTAAAATTATCATCATCTACTTTAATTACATAATATTGATTTGCAGTACTCAACCCAACAATTTCATCCCCAGTTGTTGAATATGTAACAATTTCTCCAGTGTTATATCCATGAGATTCGAATCTAAGGGAATTTGTGATCGTTGAAATACCAGTGGTTTTAATAGCCACTTCTCTATTTGAATATCCAGAACCAGAATTAAGTACATTAACACCTGTCAGTTTCTTCGTGGAATCTTGCAATCTAAAAATATGTTTACCACCAGAAATAGATCCAGTACTAAATCCTACAGTATTAATACCACTATTAAAATCTGATATTGTATCATATAATCTAAAACTAACTGAATCTATGATTTCCGCATAATAAACCCCGCCAGTTTCCAGGAAATTTCCAGTTAAATTGGTTTGCCCAAATCCAGTGATTGGAATTGATGGGTTTCCATTTGGATCATAAATTATTGCTTCGCCATTTTTAAAATTGTGATTGTTTATTGATCGAATAGAGTCTTGATATACAGAAACACCCCCACCATCACTTGCATATTTTCCACTAAAGTCAACCTCTCTAAAATAATCAATTAAGATTGGTTCAACTTCAGCTCCAGATCCATTTCCACCAACAATTGAAATGTCACTAACACCATTGATATTAAAGTCTTGAGGGTTAATTAAAATATCTTGCAAAGAACCAACAATGGCAACATTGGCTTGTGCATTTGTTGCTCCAACTAAACTTGGGCTAGTGATATTGACTTTTGGTGGGTTAACAACATCATATCCACTACCACCATTGAATAGTGTGATTTCTTGTAGTGGTCCATAATAAATTTTATCATCAACTTTATAGTTAATGATTTCTACACCATTAATTAACATTCCAGTTGGGCCAGGAATTGTTTTAATTTCACTACCAGTATCAAAAGATCTTACTAGATTAAATTTTTTGAGTAGTTTTTGTGGATTAATCTTTTTATTATATTGAGATGCTAAGATAAACTGATGACTTCCAGTATCGCCATCAGATGGCTCATCAATTTTAATATTTTGACTTGCCTCAATAAATGATCTTGCAACATATAATTTAATTTTATTACTTGGTGATAGAACCTCTATAAAATAATTTCTACCAAATTCTAGTCCTTCAATAGGTGTTACTGCAGTTCCAGCAGTATATACAATCTCATCACCAGTTATGAATGGAACATTTCCAGCAAAAGAAATAATGTTATATGTACCATCTGCATTCTGATCCTGAATAGATCCAGATCCAGTAGATGCTTCGTTTATTGATCTAGAAATAGTCTCAATATCAATCTCATAATCTGGTAAAGAGTTTGAGGCTACAAAGATCTCATTACTATCTTTGGAAAGATAGGTATTTAGAATATTTGCATTAATAGTATCATTTCCATATTGAAGTTCAATTCCAGAACTACTAGATTTCTTTAGTTTTCTTCTAATGTCATAATTGGCATTTGGAATAAGATTGCTAATTCCAGTACCAGATAATACAACTTCATTATCACCAGTAATTGTTACGGTGGCTTCGTTTACTGCTATATTATCACTACCTCTAAATAGGACTTCTACAGTATCATTATTACGAAGGTATGCTTTATCAATATTAGTACCAAGAACAAAAACAGATCCAGAAAAACTGATAATTCGAATTCTAGATGATGTATTATATTTCCAGGAGTTGAATGTAATTTGACTTACAGTTTTATTACCGCTGGGATTTTTAATTTTTCTACCGACTGACTTGACTCTAAAAACATCATTAATTTCAGTATTAGTAATTTCTTTCCCTTCAATTTCTTGAAATTTTGAAATGGTTCCAGTTAAACGAAGTTCAACCTTTTCATTTGTACCTCTCGTATATCCATAAATGATGTCATTTGTTCTTACACTATCATTTGTTTGAATAGTTTGAACAATACCAGAACAATTTAAAAATTGATTGACTGTTTTATCCGTATATGTGATTGTATTATTTCCAACAACTAATAATCCGCTTTTTGGAAATCCAATTGTTGTGTCAACGGTGAGTACGTTTGATCCTATTGAAGCTCCACCAATACATTTTGTTTCTGGTGTGATTGAAAATGTACCTTCAAATCCAGGTGAGGGATCAACATACTTCTGAAATAGATAAATGTTGTAATAGTCTTTACCATCTCTACTATTATATTCTACCTCTGAAATGGGAGCAGATGCTCCATTTATATTTGAATTATTTGAGTTTGAGTCCTGATATAAAGTTTGACCAGATAGTAAAAGAGGGTCTCCTCCAGATATTTTTTCGGCTACTAAAAATAGTCTTCTTCTGAATTCTGATTCTGAAGAAGAAAATAGAGAATTGGTATTATTCGTAATCGATGCATTCTCACCAAATAAGCATGACATTAAAATGTTAAAGGAACCTTCAGTGCCTTTAGATTGGTAGAATGATCTTAAATTTTTGATGAAGTTGTTTACGTTCAAATCTGAACTAAAACTCTCATCCTCAAATCCAGGAGCAAAAATTACCTTTAAGTTTCTAAAAAATTCTTTGAGGAAAAGAGCACTTAGATTTGTTACAGTATCTCCAGAAGTATGTGATTCGGCTGAGGTCTTCTCAAATACAACTTCCCCAGAAGAATAGTCACTTATACCACTAAATCCACGAACACATCCAGTAAATGAATTTGCTGTAATTTGAGTATAATAAACAATTTCATTGCCAACTTTAAAGAGTCCATTCTTATTTGGATAACCCTTTGTTGACTCTACGTAAAATACCGAATCATCTTCAGTTACATTAGCAGTTAGAGTGGTTGTTCCACTAATAACTTCTGGTGTTAAATTATCAAACTTTAGATATTGATCTAAATTATCAATAATATCTGCAGATAAACCCTGAGAATCTTGAGAAAGATAGTATTGCTTTAAAAAATCTATTGATTTGGGATTTTCAATTGCCACATAAGATGGCAATTGCCCTTGAATAATTTCACTTACTTTTACGCGCTTATCAATTCCTGGCTCTATCATTTTACCTAGTTAGATTTCCGTTTGAATAACTTGAAGTGACTGGGAATCCGATTCCCGAAACCTGCTCACCAGAACTAATAGTGTCCTTCACCATATTTATGGTGCTTTTTGAAACAGATAGTTCAACAAATAAGTTTGTTAACCCTATAACATCATTACTCTCTGGGAAGGCTTGGACCTCAACAATTCCAGATGGCAAATCTGTAGATATGATATTAGTTGTAAAGAGTCTAATTTCTCCATTCTGATAATCAACGATCCCTGCATTTTGAACAGCAGTGGATGGTTTTCCATTTGTATCAATTTGAATGAATGATATAATACCAGTCTTCATATCATCATTTGGAGTATCAGTCATATAAAGTCTTTGAGAAACTCCACTGATAAAAAATCCAGTTGATTTGATATTTCTTCCAGTACTAACAACGTGGAATTTATTTCCAAAACACAATTCATATTGTGCTGGTTGATTCAGTTGGGATTTCATATCCCTTCTGATTTTGACCTTTGTAATATTTGAAGTGATTGCAGGACTGGTATCATCAACGATCTTTAATAGTTTACTATACTTAAATCTTCCACCAAAGTTATTCAAATCCTCTGATTCCGAAAATGTTCCCAATGTTGAGGAAACACTTGACTTCAAATCATTAACACTAGTGACTTTACTGCTATTATAATAAACAAAACAATCAAGTTCAATAGAAAGGACCTCAATATCCACAATACTCTGTTTTATTCCAGCCAAAGAATAGTTCTTAAGTCTATTCAAAATACTTTGCTTGTTAAAATCCGATATAAAATAATCATTCTTTGGTTTAATACTAATTTGAACCTCACCAAACTTTGGTGGATTTAATTCTTCACCACCAACGACTGATACAGATTCAGCATCAGGATAAATGAGTTTTACAATAGACTCATAATCACTAGCCGTAACCGCTCTGTACTGCGATGAATATGTTTTGGGTGCAAAGTACTTGACAGACTGTAATGACTCTATCTCGGTCCCTCCCTGTGCCTTAGAAGTGGTACTTACGGTAATACTTCCAAGTGGTGAAATATTTTGATCCGAAGAACCTCTCAATACACCAGAAAAACTGAAATTGGTTACATCATTTCCTTCAATACCATCGGTAATAATATATGATGCAACAATTTGACTACCAGTTTCTAGTTTTTTACCAAGAATGCCGTCTCCAAACAAAAGTTCGTATTTTTCATCCTTAACTTCTTGAACAAAATAGATCTCAGAACCTGCTTTTACATTTACAATACCATCAGCTTTCACATATTGCTTTCCAGCAGTTGGATCTCCTGGGCCTTTCACTCTTACAATTAATGTCGCGGTATCTACGAAAGAATTGTTAATAATAAATCTCTGATCTAGTGAAGTATCAACATTAAACTTCTTGGTTGCATAAGATCCCTGATAAATGTCAATATTAGTGAATGTGGCCGTCCTATCTCCAATTAGTCCATCAGTAGGATCATCAAGAGGTGATGTAGTTGTAATATCTTCGGGTATGGAAAACACAAAACTACTATTTTTTGTGGTTCCGACGCAAACTAGTCCAGCTTTAAGCGTAACCGTTGGACTTTCTCCGTTAAATTTTACCTGAAACGATATTTTTGCTTTAGATGCTGTCCTTGAACGCGGAACATATCCAATATTACGCGCAAGTGAGACAACATTTTCTCTTAAAGTTGCGGAATCTATGAAAGATTCGTTCACTGCCATGTTCGCATTGAAGGCAGTGATGTATGTATTGTAGGCTAAGGTATCAATTAGAACAGAAAAGTTGGATCCTTCAAAATCAAAGTCAGTAAAGTCTGAATTTGCTCTCAAATAGTCTTTAATTTGATCCTTGATCTGTTCAAAGTCTAAATTTGTATATTTTGTGAATGGCATTATCTTGTTGCCTCTAAGATGAACGTGAATTCTTGTGTGGGAGCTGGTAATCCGATAATATCATATGCAATAACACACTCAAATTCATTCAAATCTGGCATTGGTCTTACAGCCACCTCTACATTATCTACTCTAGGTTCAAATTGTTCGATTACTGATCTTATTTGCTCCTGAATTTGACCCGAAGCACCATAATCTACGAACTCAAAAAGCAAATCTCCTACGGGTGAACCTAATTCTGGATTAAAAAATCTCTCATTAAAGTGTGTTTCAACTAAATTACGAACAGCCCTCTGAATTGCTCTCTCATTTTTTAAAATTGGTAGGTCTTTTGTGACAGGATGAGGCTCAAAAGACAAGGAAATGTCCTTAAATGCCCTTGAAACTCTCTTGACTGCCATTAATCGACCATGAACTTTATGTATTTATAGGGTATCCAGATAAAATCCCTCTCTCAAATAATCTGGATCCTCAACAAATACTAAATTTTCTCTTTTTTTTATATTTTCACCTTTCCAGACGGGTATTGCTACCGAATTTCCGTATCTAAAATCTGGATTTTGACGAAAATGTACCTCAATTAGATGATCGCCAATGAATTCACAATTAATCCACTCATATGCACCGACCAAATTATTCAAAATTGAAGGAAATTTTACTTTTTTGTCAATTTTAGTCCATTTTTTCCACTTGTAAAGAGGATCCGATGCATCTCTTTCACCAAGAATGACTAATTTTGATTCTTTATATTGATAATCCACACTCATATGTGGGCCATGAAAGATCTCACACCAAAATTCTGCAGGATGGAAGTGATCTGTCGAATCTTTTATAGTCTCTATGCGAGAAAAGCGGCCCATCCCTAGAAGGTTCATACTGGGTCGAACGATATAATCCCCAGAAAATGGAACAGGCACCCCTGTAGGTCCACAGAGATGCCTTAGACGTTGATTTAAAATGAGTTTGTTATAAACCCAAAGATCTTGTGGATGTATTTGGTTCCATTCTTCTTTGGGTTCCATAATCATTTCTTCAGCGACCCTGACCACGATAAGGCTTACGAGCCGAGTTACGGGACGACGCCGCATATTTTGTGTTCTGAGAACATCCCTGACGAGTTTTTTTGGGTTTGCCAGGTTGGAAATTAGTCTTGTTTAGGCCGACTTTTGCACGTACTGCCATAATTAATTCACTCCTCTAGTAGTTGTTTCATTTCGTGACGGAAGTTTCCAGGATTCAATGTGGGATCCTGAGTCATATAGTACTCATGAGCGTACCATTCCATTTGATCCATGAACTCTTCTTCGGTGAGTTCTTCGTGGACAAGTTGTTGCCCACGGTAGATATTATAGTAGTGATTCTTTTTCTTAGCCATTTGCATGTACCTCAGATAACACGAGTCTTTTCGTGACCGACCCTGATGCGGGGATCACACCAAATCTCATATCCTGCTTCCTTTGCATCCAGACAGAAGGAAACATCCTCTCCACACATATCTTGTACATCACCACTCTCAAAGACTTGCATCTTCGGTGCAAACCATGGATACTTCATCTCCTTATTCTCAAAGACTCCGTGCTTGATGAGGATCCATCCGAAGCCTGCATAATCAACCGTGAATGGTTTGCGACGATTCTTCATCGTATCCAGTGTCTCATGATTCATGACTCCACCATTCTTCGCAAAGTCATCCTCCTCTAGCCAGTGTGCCACAGAGGTTGTCCGACCATCCTCGGTACAGTACCATCCAGATGCAATGTCCTGATCCATCAGTACCAACTGATAGAACTTCTCGGTATTGAACACAATATCACTATCAATCCATAACTGATAATCGTACTTCAGTTTACCATCCCAGGGAATCTGATCGGGACCCCTCAGAACATTTGCTCCGAGACACTTACAACGAGCAAAGTTTACCATGCTGCTGTAGTCCTGTGAAATCTGAATCGCGGCCCCTGCCTGTACCAGATCAAAACACAGTTGTACAAAATTCTTAAGATACGTATATGATACTCCCCTTCCTGGTAGACAGAAGACAATCGTCTTCCCCCTTACCATCTCACGGGCTTTCTCATAATCCCACTCTTCGGTTGTTGTTTTCGCTGCGGGTGGTTTCGCTTTAATTGTAAATCCTTTCGCCATAGTTGGAATGATGAACTCAGTTATTCTAACGTATTATATAGTGGCTGTCAATCTATCGTCTCACACGTTTCGATGACAAGATCATTGCCATCTAGAGACGCTGAGAGGCACGTCCCATCGTACCATCCCATATCATTTACAAGATACTCTGGAAGTAATATCATATACTCATGAGTCACTGGATCGACCTCTACGGTTAATTTTATTGGCCCAGAATTTTTTTTCATCTCGATGTTTATTCTCTTGGAATTATATATGGGGTGGGGGTTTTTGAAAAAGTATTCGATGAAACATAAAGCCCTCTTGGGTAACACTTTATAGATTGGGGGATCCTTCCCGTTTTAAACACGGGGGGCCCATCGCCGCGCTAAGTAACACAAACCGCGCCGCTAATAACTGTCAATTAACGGTGCAGCTTGTGTGTGGTTGATGATGCTTAGGCTGTGTCTCAGACTGTCTGTAATGCCCTGCGAATGTCCCGCTGAATGTTCTTCAAAGCCCTGTGATCTGAGACTGTCTTAGAGGTCGTAATTACAGCTCCTGTGTGATGCTTCCAAACGCGATGTTTCTTCTCCCTGATCAAGCTGAATTCTGCTGCTGTCATCATCTCTGTGACAAGCTTATCGAATTTCATAATGAAACTGTTTGGTGGGTTAATTATCACTCAAAGGAGGGAAGCTTATCGATTGCTTCCTGGTGATATTTCTCGGCATAGACACCAGCAAAGAATGCAGCTGTGCCTGGGTAGCGTTGCCCCAGGGCAGGCTGAATATCGGTCTGACTGTTACGCTCAACCAGACGAATTTCTTTGGTTTTGATGTCAGAGCAGACGGAGAAAATAGCCATTAGTTGTTGTTAATTAAGAAAGAAAGAGTGAGTGAGAATCAGACCAGAAGATCTGCAGTGGTGAGAGCACCAAGCCGCATTCCAGAACGAAACTCAGTGGTGAAGAATTCAGTGCCATTGTAGAGACGAATGAACCACTCAAAATTCTTCTGAAACACACACTCTCCAGAGATTCCGTGCTCAGAAAGAATAGCATTCAGGCGAGACTTAGTGGTAGCAGTCTGATGGTCACCATCATAAAGCTTGATGCCGTTGCTATCAATCTCAGCGATCAGATTACCATGCAGATAGACACTGGAAAGATCACCAGTGGTGAACACTGAAGTGTTATCTGAAGTCCAATCGATGCCATCGGTGATAGCTTTGTTCATTTGGATTTCGATTTTACGCATGAGAAAGAGAAGAGAAAGATTTGAAGGGGTGCGGTTTGATCCGCTTGTGGCCATTGTAGGGCCTGGGGTGATCAGTGACGATCGCTGATGTTCCAGCTCCCCGACTGTCCATCGTTGGAGATGCGACCCTCACGAATCGCTTGGCAGCGGGCGGCATCCCGCTTGGTCTGCTGCATGTAGGATGCCAACGCCATCTGAATGGCGGGGTTGGCAGCAGCGGTATCGTTGAGCAGGAATGCTCCGTTGTGTTTTTTGATCATGTGGCTATTGTAGGGCCTGGAGGGTCGGTTTCAAGGGGATGGTGGCCGGTTCAGCGGCCGAACACCGTATCAGCGATGGCGTTGGTATTTTCATCACAGCGGCACCAACGGTAGGCGTTGCCGTTATGGGGCACAGCCCAGATCATGCAGGGCTCATCCCATGCCTGACCCAAGCGGTAGGCGTGGTGGATGTCTGTAGCCCACTGGCAAGCGTGCTCGTCAAAGGACTGCCAAGCGGTGGGCTGAACGGCGAACGAAGAAAAGAGCATGAAACGGATTCGTTTGGATGTGGCCAGTATAGGGCCCCCATGGGGCAGATCAGTGGTGAAGTGGGCCGGTAGCCCGACCGTCACACGTAGTGCTTCGCCAGTGCGATCAGTTGAGAATCCTCAACCATGACAGGGTTGGGATCGCACTCCCACTTGTGGAAGGTCTTTCCCTCGTCACCCTCCCATTGGATGGACTCCACAAGGGTAGGAGAGACAGCGGGAACCACAAAGGTTCCGACATAGGCGCCGCCGTAGTGGGCGGTCAGGGTTTCGATTGCTTGTGTTTTGTTCATGATCTTAGGCTTGCACACTTTGGCGTTTTTTGCTGTATCGGTTGATACCGTTGTGGAAAACCAGTTGGCGAACTGGCCCCTGGCATTTCTTTAAGCTTTCAGTCTTCAATTTCAACGTGGTGAATCTGAAACTGTGGATTAAGGCGGTTACATGTAGCAATTGCCTCTTCAGCTGTTGTTGACAGATAGGAGAGACAATCGCTCATCACCCAACCATTCGAACGGTGATGTTCGCCATGAATCAGAAACTTAAGCTCTTGCATGTTGTTGTTAATCAGTTGGTAAAAATGAATAGTTTAATCAAAGATCTTTCATCATTTCATTAACTTCAATGCCGTCAATATTGGCATCATCCCACTTAACACCATCAGGGGTTTCTGTGAAACCACAATCATACAAAAAATTGACCAATTGTTGATAGTTTGCACAACGCTTTGCTTCTTTATACAAACCCTCTTCATTCTGAATCCAGAGAGCAACATTCCAGGTCTCCCAATTTGCCCAACCGTTGTAAGTTTCAGTCATCAGATTTGTGTGTGTTTGTTTGTATGTGGCCACAATGCCATGGATTCGGGGAGAGATCAAGCGGGCTTGTGCCAGCCCCCCAATTGGTTTTTTCTCTTTACTTTTCTGCAAAGATTGCAGTCAATTTGGATTGCACACTCATGGCAATTTTTTCCTCATTCTCACCATGATCCTGAAAGTCTGCCATGGCATCATAAATGGCATCCAATTCCTCATCGGTGAATATTTCCAGGAGTTGGAGTTTCTGAATGTTTGTGGTCATGGAGTTGTTGTTAGTTTGTTGTTTGTGAGTTGTGATCAATAATCGATGTTGGAGTTGATGTAATCTTCTACATCAAATTTGTTCTCCTTTTCTTCCCATTCTTCCTTGTAATCTATCACGTCAAAGATTTCACCTTGAGCATCATTGATTTCGGACCAAAGTTCATCAAACATGAAAAAATCCCGTCAACATGTATACATTACACGAAGACGGGACCAATAGGGAGATGAGTGGACAGTTTGAGAATTGGCCGCGGCCCAGAAATGGCCCAACTGCCAATCCACGAACTGTCACAGTATCTCTTGATTAATGTTTATTTAAATTTAAAATGAATAATTATCATCTTTAATTGTTGTATATAACTCTTCGTCTCCTTCTAATCCCAACAGCTTTGACCAATTCTCATCATCTTGTGGAAGCTCCAGATCATCATAAACATACATGTCTAATATGACACGTACGTGACGTTTTTGTGCGACAGACATTGCGTATGACATGTGATGTGTGAATCTAGATGTACATTATATCATGCGTAATGCTTGTATGCAAGCTCTACGAGATCGTATGTGTTGTGTGCATATTCCTCGTCGAGATTATGTGCATATGTGTCAATCTCGTCGAGACTTTCATAATGCACATCAATGATGTGATCTAGTGCGAAATCGTCGTACATGTGTGAATCTAGTCGAGATGTTTGTGTACTTGATGATTATAGCACTATATATGCGAATCTAGTCGAGATCTGTGATATGTGTTCATAATCTAGTCGAGATCTCTGATAGAAATCTCTGATAAATCTGGGGGTTGACAAAGACTCTCTCCTGTGTTATGACGGGCTTTACTCACAACGGCCCCGCACATTCTCTACACATTCTCAGACGGATTTTTAAAGGTTTATCTAAAGGTATTATTGGATAGTATCCAGAGAATTCTTCTCAATAATATAACATTTCCAGCCATGTAGTTTTATCCATTTTTAATATATCTTGAAATGCTAA